AAAAACACACGTGTCAACAGAATAATATATATCTTTTGCATCTTTAGAAAGATGAAACATTTCATTGACCCAATTAATTCTTTTTAATGTTTCTTCAAGACAAGAAATTAAATCATGTAATTTATTATTATCATAACGAATTTGAAAACTTCTAATTTGATCTAATGCTACGTCTGACATTATTGTCAATTGTAACCAATCATTATTTGTAATTCTTGAATTTATGATTTTTTAAAACCTTTTAATGAAAGTGTTTATTGATTAATTTAAAATTTTGCATTATATTATAACCTTTAGATGAACACAACAATTAGAATCATAGCAAATATTAAAGCTACTGTCAATAGTTGTAGTGTAATAATTGTTTTTAATTGATTTATTATATTTGTTAAAAGAAAATAAATTGGTGAAAATAAAGTTTTGAAAAATGCTTTCATTTATATTTTCCATAAAGTTGTTAATAATACTAATAAATTTATTATAAATAAAGAAATTGTTGGAAAAAATATATTTGTATAAAAGTTGTCTTTTTCAATTATAATCAAGGAACAAAATATAACTAACAATATTGAGAACAATACTACTAATATAGTAAAATATTCTATCATATTAAATGTGCTTTTCTAATTTTTACCATTATCCACTGATTGTATGAATTTTTATCTTTTAAGACATCCAATAAAAATTGTTCTTTGGCTTCAAAATAAGACATTTCTGATTTTGATTTACAAAGGTATAATATTTCCTTTGTTATCTTATCACCATTAGAAATATCTTCATTTAAAAAATCGTTTGAACCAGTATAAGTTTTCCAATCCGACTCTACAGTTTTTCTTCTTTTTTTATTATTTTTTTGAATTCTTTTCATTTTGGTAAATGATTTTTTACCAATGTAATACATTCCTTTGTCTAAATTTTTTATAATATAAACAAATCCTACACAATCTTTAATGTCTTCATCTGTAATAATTTTATTTTTATATATCCACATAATACCATCCTTTAATTGACAGTATTATTTATTCAATTAATTTTTATGCCATTTAATTTCTATTAAAACGCTATTGGTAAATAAACACATTTCAAAAAAGCATCACCAGTTTCATCATATACTATACAAGCGTGCCATTTTAAATCTTGTGATTGTCTTATGCTTATAGATTTACTTTCAGGCATATCTAACACTCTTTGTGGAAGAAAAGCAACTCCAAATTTGGTTTGAAGAACCCAACCACCTTTTACTTTTTCTCTTTTAATAACTGGTGCACAATCACGATTATCACAACAATCTTTATCATACCAACTATGAGCATAAGCATTAGTTGATAGAAATATTGAAAAAAATATACTAATCAGTTTCTTCTTCATCATAATTTTCTTCCATATACTTTGCGTGGCATTCTTGAAAAATATCACTTTCTTTTACTAAAACGCTAATCAATTTATCCTCATAACCATAATCATATATATTTATTATCATATTTTCGTAAATTGTTTTTATAGAAGACTCTTCAGAAATATTTTCTTCTATCATTCTTATTGTTTCTGCTAATAATTGTTCCATTTTTTTCCTTATTTTTTAATTATCAACTGAAAAAAAAATGTCCTACATTTTAATAATGTAGGACATATGAATGTTAGCCTTCACAAACTGAACAGGTCATAATATCACGCACTAATTCTTGTGCTGGATTTGAAGACCTTTGATAATAAAATGTTTTAACACCCAGTCTCCAACCTTCTATGATAAGAGCATTAATATCTTTTGCTGGAACATTTGGTGGTATCAAAATATTCAATGATTGTGATTGGTCTACATATTTTTGTCTGGCTGCTGCCTGTTGAACAATACTTAATGGTGAAATTTCAGAGAATGTTTTAAAAACATTTTTTTCATTCTGATTTAAGAAATCTAGGTGTTGAACTGAACCGCCTCTAATCAGAATGCTTTCCCAAGTCTCTCTTGTATTGAATCCTTTTTCATCTAGAATCTTTTCTAAATAAGGATTTTTATAGGTAAATTTACCCTTAGCCAAATCCTTAGTGAAGTAATTTGATGCAAGAGGTTCAATAGATGGTGAAACTTGTCCGAGAATAAATGATGAAGAAGTTGTTGGGGCAATAGCACACCTTGTAAGATTTCTAATACCATAACCCAACAAACCTTCTGGTTCACCATATTCTTCAGCAAGTTCTTTTGATGCAATTAAAGATTTATCATCAATAAATTTAGAAACTTTAACTGCAAGCATATGTGCTTCAAAGCTTTCAAAAGGAATCATTTTGGATTGCAAATAAGAATGCCAACCAAGTTGACCTATACCCAATGCTCTCCAACGAATAGAAAAATTATATGAAGATTTCATAAATGGCATATTTTGGACTTTAGTAATATACTCTTCCATAACAGCATCTAGAAACCAAGTCATAACCTCAACAGCATCTGTATTAACCCATTCATCAAATGTTAGAATATTCATAGATGCAAGATTGCAAACAAAGCTTTCATCAGATGATGAAGGCAATGCTATTTCGGAACATAAATTACTAGAATAAATCTTGCGATTTTTATCTTTTAAAACTTGTGGTCTATTATTATTTACAGTATCAGTAAAGAAAAGATATGGATACCCAGATTCTTTGCGTTTACGTAAAACTCTAGCCCACAATGTTCTCTTATCGTTATCACCATCAATCATAGATTGCATCCACTTATCTGTGATGCAAACACCTAAACTAAGATTCTGGATTGATGAACCCTCTTCACGACATTCTAAAAATTCATAGATGTCAGGATGTTCAATATCAATATAAACAGCACAAGACCCACGACGAACATTGCCTTGGCTGACAATATCAACAACAGATTCAAAAAGATTTGAATAATGGACAGGACCATCTGCCTTTCCACCGGTTTTAATTTCAGACCCTCTTGGTCTTATACTTCCTAAATAAGCAGAAGTTCCTGCACCTTGTTTTGTTTGCATACCAACCTCAGCAACTTTTTCTAAGATGCTTTCAATTGAATCTTGCACATAAACATTGTTACAAGAAATTGGCAACCCTTTTTTTGTTCCAAAATTGGACCAAACAGGGGAAGAAAGGGAATAATACCCCTTTCCCATATATTCATAAAATTTATCAGCAAAACCTTCTTTATCCAAGATATTTTCTGCTGTCTTTGCAATCTCTCTAACACGTTCTTCTGCGGTCATATTTCCTTCAATATAACCTCTAGATAAAAATTTTCTAGAATCTTCGTTTAGCCATCCAAACATTTTCATTCCTCTTAAAATAAATCTTCTGCTGAAATACCTTTACCCTTAGAATATTCTACTGGTCTCTTTTGGAAGAAATCAGTCATATTCGCACCTAATAATTCTTCATCAAACCAATATGTTAATTCAATGTGTTTATCATTATATTCAATAACATCAGAATTAAAACCTATTTGTTCTAGAGATTCTTTCATTCTTTTACTAATAAAACATTTCAGAATTTTTGAATTTAATCCTTCTACAGAATAATCACCGATAATCCAATCAATAACTTTACTTTCAGCGTTGATTGATTCAACACATTCTTCTCTAATTCTTTCCTCTAGTTCAGAATCAAAAAGTTCGGGATATTCTTCACGAAGAACATTGATTAATTTAACACCAACTTGTGCGTGTAACATTTCTTCATTTCTAGTATATTGAACCTGTTGGGCACAATCTTTAAGAACTGCTCTGTTACGATTAAAATGCATAATGATATAAAATTGACTGAACAAACTTACATTTTCAACAAAAAGTGTGAAAAGAATAATTGAATAGATGAATTGTTTTTTATCGTTTTCGTACTTCTTTTCTAAATATTTTCTTAAATAATTAACTCTACCTTTAATTACTTCTTCATTTAAATTTTCTTCAAATACGTGTGTAAGATGTAAAACATCTAAAAGTTTTTCATAAGCTAGATTATGAATAACTTCAGAATTTGCCATAGCATATCCTAAATCACGAATAGAAGGATGAGGCATTTTATCACCAATGTTAGCCCAAAATGTTTTTACAGCTACTTCTATTTGACCAATTGCTGATAAAGCTCTAGTGATAATCTGTTGTTCTTCTGCTGATAGTTCAGTCTTAAATTGTGAATAATCTGAACGAAAATTAAATTCATCAGGTGTCCAAAAACCTTGCCAGATAGCATCTATAAATTTTTTTGTCCAAGGATATAAATCTGGTTTTCTTGATATTTGCTCTTCAAAAAGCATTGTTATTTACTCCTTTTTTTGTTTTAATAAATTTATAGATTCTTGTATACTAGAAATATTTTTATTATATTCTTTTAATTGTTCTTCTATTTTTGAAATTTCATTTTTGTGGTATTGTTTTTTTTCATTTTCTTTTTCAAGTAAAATAGACAAACGTTCCATTTC